GCATAACCTATGGGATTATATTAGCTCTAATAACTATGTTATTAACAGCTTATACAGGATATGCACTTATCCACAGGGGTTTATTGATAGATGTTACTTGGACTTTAATATCACAGTTTATAACTGGAGCTGTAATCTTCTATATGCGATTTAGAGAACAATGGAAGCTAAGAGAACAGATCAAAGGGCAATTCGGTAAATATATATCGCCTGATAGAGTAGATGAAATCGTAAAAGACCCTTCATTGATGAAGTTAGGTGGCGATAGGCGAGAAATGACCTTTATGTTTGCTGATATCGTTGGTTTTACTCCTATATCAGAAGCCTATATGAAAAATGATGACCCTGAAGGCTTAGTAGAATTAATTAATATGTTTTTAGATAAAATGATAAAAATTGCACTAGCAAATAATGGCTGCGTTGATAAGATAATTGGCGATTGTTTGATGTGTTTTTGGAATGCACCTTTAACTTGTGAAAATCATGCAGAAATGGCAATAAAGACTGCTATAGAGATTGAATTACTAACCGAAGAATTAAATGCACAACTTAAAAAAGATGGGTTAGATTTGCCACCTGTAAAAATAGGCACAGGCATAAACACTGGTATATGCATTGTAGGAAATATGGGTAGTGAGTTTAGATTTGATTATTCAGTCATCGGAGATGCTGTTAATTTAGCAGCTAGACTAGAAGTGCAAACGAGAACATACGACACACCTATACTTATATCTCAATACACATACAACGAAGGAAATACAGCTTGTCAGCGAATAGATGAGATAAAAGTGAAAGGTAAAGATGAACCAGTGATTATATATGCACCTTTTATAAAAGATAAGATTAGAAAACTGTATAAATAATCCTTGCACATTATTCCATTATGGGTGTATAATGGTTGTATAAATTGATAAAACGCTTTAAAAAGCAGGAAAAATAAAATGACAAACAAACTTACTAATAACCAAAAAGAAGCAGTAAAACTATTAAATAACCATGTTGAAAGTGGGGATTTTTGGGAAGAAGCAGAAACAGCTGAACAAGCTACTGACTATATATGGATGCCTGAAGCTATTGATCTTTTAGTAAAAAATGGTTGGAATATAAAAAGTGCAGAAGGCACTATCGGTAGCTTAATAAATATTGCTATAGAACAATATGATATTTGTTATAACGATGAAACAGCACAAAAAGAAATATTATATGTTGTTCAATGGTTAAACTTAGAGGTAGCATAATGATTAACTTAGATTCAGAATTTTGCTTAGTAGCAACTTCAGGTGACTGCTCTAAAGAAGGTATGAGTTCATATAACGAAGCAATACCTTTTCAAAACCAACAAATAAAACTTGTAAAAAAGTTTATAAAAGCACAAAACGATTTAGAATTAGCTTATATGTTTTGTGAATATGGCACATCTTCAAGTAGAAAAGCTAGTAACAAATTTTACGATGCATTTGCAGAATTAAAAGACTTAGGAATATTTGAACATAAGTGGCATAGCAGAACATCTTGGAAGGTAACATTTAATAACAAGGATGATCTTAAAGAAGAACATGCACCTTTTGAGATACAAGAAAGAAACTATACAAATGAGGTAGCATAATGATTAAACTATTTAGAAAATTATTCTATAAGCCATCTAACAGATGGCATGGTTCTTACATCATATATTTGAACAAAAAGTAAATCCCCTATAGAATCTCAATATGAGATTCAAAGGAATGCTTAAAAAAATCCTAGCATGGGTTTTAGAACTATTTAGAACACGCTACAAGATCACTGTATCTTTTAATAAAGAATATGGTGATGCAGATGATAGAACATACATATCCAAAAAAATAATCACACAAAAAGAAAAGCACCTTAAATTTCGTGATGTAGATAATAAATTGGTTGAATATAGAAGTGCGGCAGGTCTTAACTACATCATTGAGGATGCCTAATGCAACAAGTATTCATTGGTATAATATTATTCTTAGGATTTACGACTTACTTCTTATATAACGAAAACACTACCCTGAAGTCTAATAACCTTGCCTTAGAGGGTGCTATTGCATCACAAGAGGAAGCTATAGCATCTATACAAGCTGACTTTGAATTACAAACCCAACAGATGAATGATTTAACTCTTAAATCACAAGCAGCTCAACGTGAGATGAAAAGATACACACAATTTATACAAAACTATGAACTGGCATCTAAAATACTAGCTGACCCCATAGAAATGGAGAGGAAAATAAATAATGGAACAAAACATATCATGGAAGATATTGAGAACATCAGCTCAACCATTGATGATCTTGATGATGGTTTGCAGTTGCAGTCTGATTCCGACTAAGCAGATAGAAGTAACAGCAAAGCCACTAGATAGGAAAATAGTGCAACCTATTATGCCTAGAGAGATTGATCTACAAGAGCCTAGATGGATTGTAATAACCCCTGAGAACTGGGAAGAACAATTAGCTATGATTGAAAAACAAGAAGGAGAGCTTGTTTTCTTAGCAATGACAATCCCAGACTACGAGATAATGGCTTATAACATGCAAGAAATTAAGAGATATATAACTGAATTGCAAGATGTAGTGGTTTACTACAGGAAGGTCACAGTTGACAAACCAGTAGAATAATCTGCTAGAATTAAGGCTCATTCATTATATAGGAGATTAATATGGGAATGATAGGAGAATGGTTGGGTATAATTACAGGCGTAGTTTGTGCAGCATCAATGATTTGTGCATTAACACCAACACCAAAAGATGATGTTATGATCGGTAAGTTATATAAACTTATTGAGATGTTAGCATTGAACATTGGCAAGGCTAAGAAGTAGTCATGTCTGATAGCGTTACACCATTTGTATACAATGCGATACTAGACAGGGTAGTAGATGGAGACACCATAGATGTAGTGCTAGATTTAGGCTTTTCAGTAAAGCTACACAAACAAAGAGTGCGATTAGCAGGTATTGACACACCTGAATCACGCACAAGAAATTTAGAAGAAAAAGCATTAGGCTTAAAAGCCAAACAAAGACTTATAGAACTTTGCAAAGATACATTCAAAATACAATCACTAGGAAAAGGTAAATATGGCAGAATACTTGGCATCCCTTATACAGAAGATGGGCAAAGTATTTGTCAAATGCTTATTGATGAGAAACATGCAGTTGAATACTGGGGTGGTAAGAAGACTGGTAAAATTTTGGAAGATGGAACATGGGGAGAAGATTAATATGCATATATCACAAGAAGGCTTATCACTTATAAAGAAGTTTGAAGGATGTCCAGTAGAAAATGGACATGCAGTAAGTTATAAATGTGCAGCAGGAGTTTGGACAATTGGATATGGCTCTACAAAATATGAAGGAAAACCAGTATTTGGTGGAATGTGTATAACAACAAAAGAAGCTGAAGAATTACTGTTACATGAGATGGGAGAGTATGAAGGATATATAAATGATTTAGTCAAAGTACCTTTACACCAACATCAGTTTGATTCGTTAGTTGCATGGGTATTTAATTTAGGACCTAGTAATTTATCATCATCAACTTTATTAAAAGTATTAAATTCAGGTGCATACGAAGATATACCTGCACAAATTAAAAGATGGAATAAAGCTAATGGACAAGTGTTAGAAGGATTAACTAGAAGAAGGTTAGCAGAGTCTTTATTGTTTGAAGGGCAAAATTGGGAACATGTCTAATTGGCATGGTGGAAAAGGCTCTGCAAGAAGAAGTAAAAAAGATGATAAGTATTTAGAGAACTGGGAAAAGATATTCGGCAAGAAAAAGATTAGTATTTTAGATCTTAAAAATGTAATAGAAATTAAAAACAAAAGTAAACAACATGGCACTAAGTAAAACACAAACTAAACGATTGGGTGGGATATTATCAGTAATGTTTGGGGATAATATACCTAGCGAAAATTTGACTGATCTAATAAAACAAGGTTACATAGAAGTTGTAGGTCAAGGTTATAAACTTACTGAGAAAGGACTTGATGAGAAGAATCGTTTAACAACACTTTGTGGGCTTAACATCAAATATGCTTCCGAGAAGAAAAAAGAAATAAGTTAGCAACCTTTACTAATTTTATAAATTAGGTTCTATGTCTGCAAATATTTCATCTATTTTTTGTTCAATATCATCAATAAGTAAATATGTTTCTTCTATAATAAAATCAGATTTTGGTATTGTTTTATTATTAATATAATTACACAATGCTTCATAAATAATTTGATATTCAGTGTTATTGATGTAAATAGAATTTCTTTTAAAATGCTCATCCATTTTATCTGATATTTTTTGTTCTTTTTTAGACATTTTGCTCATTATTTTGTTTTAATGCTTTTAAACAAAATAGTATATCTTGTTTCTCTTTAAGTATCTTTTCTATAACCTTCAGTTCTAGTTCTGCTTGTTTTACTTTTTTATCAATACTCAACTACAAATTACCTCTAAAATTAATGTAAATCATTATTGTACATCTCTCCAGTAATAGCTTTTCTGTATGAATTTATAATATCTGCAAATATTTTTTTATTTTCATTCTTATCTAAGTTATTTAAAAGATAATCCATTCTATTAATCTCTTTGCTATTTACTTCTTTATTTTTTTTGTAATAACGCAGACATTTTTTTATAAATTCAATATCTGCTTTACTAAGATTTTTTATTAACATAGTTACCTCTTATTAATTAACAAAAACTTTTTCATGTAATTGTTTAAAACCCCACATCTTCTTAAAGGTGTGTTCGGCTTCGTTAAACGCCATCTTAGGCTCTTTATACATTTCTCTTTCGCAAGTATTAGCGTGATACCATCTGTTAAAATTAACGCTGT